ACTTTTTCCTACACAAACAAGATTATTGTTTTCATCAAACTTCCAGTGCTGGAATGGAGGACAATTTAACTTAACTTTAGTGTCTGCAACATTTTTTGGATTCTTTTTACGACCTACTTCTTCAGGAATATGGTCGTATGTCATAATTCTAAAAATTAAATCAGTTTTTTCTATTTTTTTATAATCTATTTCGATTTCAGAAAGCTTTATTTTACTGTTTGATAGCTTTTCTTCTTCGTATTTTTTTAAAGTAAGCTTTTTTGCTTTGATTTTCTTTGCTTCTGCAATAGTTCTTATGTTAATCTTATCTAAGTCAGTTAAGATTAAGTCATAATCAACATACTCGGGATCAACATAGCTTGAGAATGTATTTTTTGACTTGTGTATTTCCAACAACATATCTTTGTTGTTAAGATAATTTACTTTTTTCATTATTTCTCCTAGAAATGTAACTTATTTTAATATACGTATATAATTTTGTCAACTAAATATATATGGAGAATGGTATCATGGGATTTCTAACAAATTTATCAAATATTACGCAAAGTATTAGTTCTACAGCAAACAGAATAGGATCTTTTGCTAATACAGTTGGCGGATTTGTAGATAGTTTTCAAAATTTGCAAAACAATTTTCAAAATTCTTTCAGCAATGTAAGACAGGGAAATTTTACATCAAATATTCAAAATATTTCTAATGCAGTTACATACATTTCTCAAATTAGACTAGGAAACTTGCCTGCTGGTGCTGAGTATACAGAACAAACTAGAGCATACGGCTCTTATAGTGCAGCATCGCAAACAGCAGGCACTGACTGGAGAGTTAGATTAAGCCTACCCAACACTCCAGAGTTTTTAAACTCGTCAATGTTTGCACCTTTAAAAAATTCCGGAAATGCAATGGTATATCCAACAACTCCGCAAATTAATATTTCGCATTCAGCAAACTATAATACTTTGTCTCCTACCCATACAAATTATCCTTTCCTGCAATACCAAAATTCGTCAGTGGATGACATTTCAATAACTGGAGAATTTCCAGTTGAAAATGAATCAGATGGACGTTATTGGATTGCAGCAGTTCATTTTTTAAGATCAGTAACAAAAATGTTTTACGGAAGCTCTACAAACTTAGGAGCCCCGCCGCCGATTGTGTATCTAAGTGGATATGGAGATTTTATTTTTAATAAAGTTCCTTGTGTTGTAAAATTATTTACAGTAGATTTAAGAAACGATGTTGATTACATTAAAGTTCCGATACACGGAGGATTTTCTTCAGATAATAACTCGTCGTCCTATTCTTATGTACCTGTATTGAGCAGTTTAAACATAACAGTTCAACCAATCTACAGTAGAGATGACGTTAGTACGTTTAACCTAGACGAATTTGCACAAGGCGGATACATAGGACAACAAGGTACAACAAATAAAGGATTTATTTAATGGCTTCTTATTCGAAATCGAGTCCTTGGGCAAATACAAAAGTCAATGTTGGCAACTATTTGGATCTTTATGTTAAAAGATCGATACCGCCTCAAGCAGATGATATTTTGTATGCTATACAACCGCAGTACACATACAGGCCCGATCTGTTAGCATTTGACTTGTACGGAAGTTCTAAGCTTTGGTGGGTATTTGCAGTAAGAAATATCGAAGTAATTAAAGATCCTATATTTGATTTTGTTGCAGGAAATCAAATATATTTGCCTAAAAAATCAACACTTACTACTGTTATAGGGATTTAATATGGCTGTACAAAAAAATGAGTTAAGTAAGTTTAGATCTTACAACTATCGGTGGACTTTTGGACCGCTTAGACCAGACGAACTCAATAACCCAGACCTATATAGAACCACAGGCGGCAATTTACCAATAATAAGATCGGGCGGCCTGCCGGATAAACCAGTAAAAACAGCAATAGAGTCGAGCCTAGGAATAAATTTAGAATACTTCATAGACGATGTTAATATCGAAGCTTTGGTTTCTCCTAATCCTGGCACCGGTGTTGCCACTGTACTAACTTTTGAATTTACAGTCACTGAACCGTACAGTGTTGGATTGTTTTTTCAGTCGTTATTTGTTGGTGCTGATGCTGCCGGTTATAAAAATTATATTGAAGCACCGTTTTTATTATCATTGGATTTTATAGGATGGGATTCTGATAACAACGTTGATAAAGTTATTTCAAAACGTTGTTATGTCATAAAATTAACAAATGTTACATTTAAGGTTGATGCAGGTGGAACAATCTATAATGTTAGTGCAATTGCACACAACCATATTGCTTACACAGACGAAATTTCAAGATTGAAAAAAACTACTTCGATCAAAGGAACAACTGTTATTGAAATGTTAAGCTCTTCTGAAAATAGTTTAGCAAACGAACTGAACAGAAGAGAAATAATTACAGTAGGCGGCGGTGGGGGTGCTGATGCCGGTCAGGCCGCTGAAAGAAATCAAAAAACCGGAGATAGATATATTATAAGTTTTCCAAACGAGGGAACTTCTGTATCTGCACTGCCAAATGGTGCAACTTTTACTCCAGATACAAACGATCTTGGAAATTCTAATATTATTGAAAATCCAAACGAATTTGCAAAAGACAACACTGCAAATGAAGCGGACGTCTTTGATCGCGACCGCCAAAGTTTCCAGCGCAGCACAATAACCATAGATCCAAGTGAAAAAGTTTATACTTTTAACGAAGGTACAAAAATTGAAGAAGTAATCAAGGAAGTTATATTAAGCAGCGCCTGGGGGAAAAACTTAACACAAAGTCTTTCCCAGCCCGATAGCAGAGGCATGGTAAACTGGTTTAGAATTGATACCAAAGTTAAAATTTTAACGCTAGGCGACGAGGCAGTGTCAAGCCGACCTGCGTATGAAATAGAATATATTGTGATTCCGTACAAAGTTCATTTTTCTAAATTTAGCACAGTTAATACTCCGTTTAATTATGCTTCAAACATTGCAGACTGTGTTAAGGCATATTATTATTCATATACTGGTAAAAATACAGAAATACTAGATTTTGAATTTTCAATTGATAATGCTTATTTTAATGCTTCATTCAATACAGAAGCAGGTCAAGATGCATATATGAAAAACATTATTGGAGAAAAAACATCTGATCCTATATCAACGCCTTTAGAAGCAGTGGCATCTTTTATACCTTTTAACATTGCCAAAAGAGTTGAAAATTTAACAAAAGAAATAATGTCATCGGGGGGTCTAGGTTCGTACGATAGAAAAAGTATAATCGCTAGAGCATTTAACGATATGATCTTAAACAGCAGTGTTGATAACGTTTCGTTAAATTTAAAAATACTAGGTGATCCGTACTATCTAAGTGATAACGATGCTGGAAATTATAGATCTGGTCCGGATTCTATATACATAAACGAAGATGGTACTGTAGATTATCTTAGATCTGAAGTAGATGTTTTATTACAAGTTAAAAGCGGGATTGATTATAATAAAAACACAAATTTAATGACGCTGGATCCTGCAAACGGATTCAACGGAATTTACAGAGTAGTTACAATAACTTCGAACTTTTCTAAGGGACAATTTACACAGGAATTATCTTTACTTAGAAGACCTAATCAAACATCAGAATCCGTTGATACATCAAACATGGTAACAAGTGCGTTTGTGTCAGCTATAAATCTTGAAGCAGCACAGTTTGCATTAAATCAATCTATTCAATCAGTAACTCAAATAATACAACCGTTTTTACAAATCTTGCCAGAAGAATATCAAAGCTTTAACTTAGACTTGATAAAAGTAGAACTGTTTGAATCTCTTGAATCAACATCAATATTTCAAGCAGTTGAATCAGCAAACAACTTTATTAATAGTTTTCAATTAATACAAAATAATTTTATAAGCACTATACAGGGTATTACCCAACCATTTAATCAATTACAGTCTGGTGTTCGAGAATTACAAAACAGTATTAATCAAATTAAAACAGGCGGATTTCCAGGAGTGATTTCTGGATTGTCGTCATTTTCTGCAAACATCGGATCGGTTTCAACATCGATAAATCAAATATCGAGTAGTGTAAGATCTCTGCCAAACACTATTCAAAGTTCGTTAAAAGGATTTAAGTTATTTTAAAGGTTAACAATGAGCAATAACAGAGTTACAAACAAAACATCACGTTCCCCAAACGATGCAATAACAGCTGGAAACCCTGGCCCGTTTATAGCTGAAGTAGTAGGACATCTAGATAGAAACTATATGGGAGCATTAAAGGTAAGGCTTTTAAAAACAGGTATGTTTGGTGATGCTGACTTTCGTAGCGAAAAAGCAGAAAACGAAACAGTAGTTGTAAGTTATGCAACGCCTTTTTACGGAGTTACTCCTTATGTTGATACAGAAGGTATAGATGCATATAGACATACACAACAGAGTTACGGATTTTGGGCAGTTCCGCCAGACGTTGGATCAAAAGTTTTAGTTATGTTTGTGGAAGGTCGTCGAGATATGGGTTACTGGTTTGCTTGCATTCCGGAACCTTATATGAATTTTATGGTTCCTGACGGCCGTGCAGCAACAGAGTTAACTTCTCCAGCTACTCCTCAAAATTTAAAAGGAAAAAAATTACCAGTAGGTGAATATAATAAAGCATTAGAAAAATCGGTTATTTCGGATCCTACACAATATACAAAACCTTATAATAAAGACTTTACAGAAATACTTGAAGTTCAGGGATTGATATATGATGAAGTTCGCGGTTTAACAACTAGCTCAGCAAGACGAGAAGTACCGAGTGCAGTATTTGGTATAAACACACCCGGCCCGTTAGATAAAAGATCAAAGTCACCAACTAAGAAAGCTGGTACAACAAACAATGAAGTTAACTTACCAAAAAGTAGATTGGGTGGCAGTTCTATAGTAATGGACGACGGCGACGACAAGCTAATAAGAGCTACACATGCAGCCGATGGCCCTCCATTTTACATAAACAAAGAAGCCGGAGAACCCGGCGGTGATGAAACTATTCCTCAAAACGAATGTATTAGAATTAGAACTAGAACTGGACACCAAATACTTTTACATAATTCAGAAGATTTAATTTACATTGCAAACAGCAGAGGAACAGCTTGGATAGAATTAACCAGCGACGGTAAAATAGATATACATGCTGATGATAGTATTTCTATTATGACAAATCAAGATTTAAACATAACAGCAGAAAGAGATATAAATCTCGAAGCTGGCAGAAACGTGAACGTCAAAGCCGCTGCACGATGGAGTGACGGCGCACCTATAATGGATGGAAAAGAAAGCGGCCGCGTACACATTGAATCTTTATATGATTTAAGTCTATATTCGGGAAGAAATACATCTGTAAGATCTGTAGAAAGCATGGATATTAATTCATCTAGAGAAGTTAAACTAACTGCTAGCGGTGACTTAAATATCAATACAGAACAAAACATGTTTACTAGAGCCGAAGGCTCGGTGCACGAAACAGCAGTTGGCAGCTGGTTTAGAAAATCATTTTCTGATATGGTTGACGACATTGCAGGTTCTTATTTTACACAAGCAACAGGCGAAGTACACGTTACATCTCAAGCAAGCATTTATTCACAGGCAAAGGATAAAGTACACCAAATCGGAAAAAATGTTCTTAATGAAGCAGCAGATGCGTTTAGTGTTCTTTCCAGTAAGTTTGATGTGGATGGCAGTGACACTATTAATTTAAATAGTGGAACATCAACCGCACCTGCTCCTGCTATAAGACCAATTGAAGGAAATACACCAACAGCACCGACCAGTGCATATGCCGGAAAACCGCTTCCGACAGTGATTTTACCTTATAATTTTCCAGGTGCAACAGTACCGGTCCCTTATGATAGTATTGTTACGAGAGCACCGCAGAGAGAACCGTGGACTCAACACGAAAATATGAATCCGTATGCGTTTAAGCCTGAGAGTACTGACAGAGAATTACCGGGTGAACTTCCGTCAGTTGATAGAATTCTAACTCCAGATACATTCCAAAAGAGTGTAGTAGGAAGAAAATCCAGTGTAGTAGTTGCTGGCAGTGGCGGACTTGGATTTGGAAGATCGGGTGATTCTCCTAGATATCCAAGTGCAGTTGGGGGTGTAGATGTTCCAGTAGGCGAACAAGGTCCTCTAGCAACAATTACAACCAAACGTGGTTTAACAGCACAAGTTGCAGAAGTTTTTAAAGATACCTTCCAGGGATTTGTTAATGACTTAGAAGCAACAGGCTACGAAATCAAAAGTATAGGTGGATATGCCCGCAGAGTCACGACCAGCGGCACCCGATGGTCATACCATGCATCTGGTGCAGCAATTGATATTAATCCGAGTACTAATGGTTATTACAGTCCTAAACGAAATCCGTTGCCTACAGACATGCCAATTCCCGCAGTCAAACAATTAATTGCAAAGTGGGGTTTAGGTTGGGGCGGTCTTTGGAGAGAGATCGACGATGCTATGCATTTCTGTGTTGCTAGAGCCGAAGGCGGATCTATAGATCTCCCTGCTAATGGTATAATACCATTAGCTCCTAAAAATTCCGATTATATATCTAAAGAAGATACATCCGGCGGACCACAATAAGGAAATATTATGGCAGTACAAATTTCAGATCAAGAAAGAAAACTACTAGACTTAGTTGCCAAAGGAGAAGCAATTCAAGGAACAGATCCTTACGCTTCTCTTTGGCCAAGCACTGCTGACCCAATGATTCCTGAATATACAATTGCGCAAATTTATCAATATCAACTAGATAGAAAAGCCGCAGGATTTGATTCGGAAGCTATAGGAAGATATCAATTTTTAAAAGGAACATTAGAAAGAGCTGTTGGGATTGCTAAGTTGCCAACCACAACAAAATTTAGTCCTGATGTTCAAGATTATTTAATTATTACAATTTTAAAAGCAGCAAGAAAATTAGATCAATGGAAGTCAGGATCGATATCAGACACAGATTTTCAAGTACAATTAGCTCTTGAATTTGCAAGCGTGCCAGTTCCTTATGCAATACCAAAAGGTGGTATTGTATCGGAGATCCCGGGTAAAAGGAGACCGGTACCACGAATAAATATTGTTAAAGGCCAAAGTATGTACGAAAGGCCAGCGGGCGAAAAAGTTCTAAATAAAGCGCACCACAATGCAGATATTTTTTTATTCAATCTTGCTGACATTCGAAATGGCGGCGCCGGTAATCTAACAACAGTTGATATTGAAAACGGAAGTGCACCTTATCAACCCACCGGAGTTTCTCCTAAGACTCAAGCAGAAATTGCAGCAGGTGGCGGGCAGCGTGTAGGTGGAGGATCAGCAGGCTTCCAGCCCTTGCCAAACTCGGCTTTGCCCGCGGTAGGAGATCCATACGCTTATAAGCTCATAAATGCATTGGACAACAGATATGATTTTAGAACAGGTGAAAAAGTAAGAGACCTACTAATCAACGGAGTAAATCCAGTTGCAAACAGTGGAACACTACCAAACAATGGAAGACCTCCGGTTGCTGATATAGGCGGCCAGCCTTTAACTGAACAACAGCTCAATGATGCAGTAGCAAATAGAGTTACTCAAGTTGGCGACATAGTAACAGGTGCAAAAACAATCGACACTCCAGCAGGTCCAAAAACAGTTACTCAACAATATAAAGTTGTAGAAACTCCAGCAGGTCCAAAGTTGTCTAATTATACAGCCCCGGTCCAAACAGCCGCTTCGGCAGCGTCTGTCACTGCGCCTACAGCACAAACAGTTACAACAAAACCTCGTGGTTTTATAGGCCCGTCGGATGCCCGGCGATAATTGTAAGGTAAATATACTACTATGAGTTCATTAGAAAAAAATCTGTATAAAAATTTAAAAATACAACCGCAAAATGTGGTCGTAAGACCTATTGAAAGCAGAACTTATAGAGGAATAAGCACAACTGATCCAGATACAAAAGAATATAAACTGTTTGATATTGGATTAATAAAGCAAGATATTGTAAATCATTTTCATATTAGACTCGGCGAAAAGTTAGAAAATCCTAGCTTTGGGACAATCATATGGGATGTATTATATGAACCGTTTACAGAATCTTTAAAAGAAGTCATTGTAAAAAACGTAACAGAAATTATTAACTATGACCCTAGAGTAACTGTAGATAAAATTGTAGTTGATAGCTTTGAATCGGGCATACAAATACAGTGCGAATTAACCTATTTAGATTACAGTATTTCGGAATATTTGCAATTTAGATTTGATAGAAATAATAGCATTATTTAAACTACGCACTTATTAATTCTCATAAATATAACATAAACTGAGGAAAGTGCTAATGTCTTACACTGACAGACAAAATAGATTATTGCTTGCTGAAGATTGGAAAAAAATCTATCAAAGCTTTAAATTTGCCGACTTTAAAAGCTATGATTTCGACACTCTACGTCGAACAATGATTTCGTATCTTAGAACTAACTATCCAGAAGATTTTAATGATTATATTGAATCGTCAGAATATTTGGCATTAATTGACATGATTGCTTTCTTAGGGCAAAATATTGCTTTTAGAGTTGACTTAAATGCAAGAGAAAACTTTTTAGAGCTAGCTGAAAGAAAAGAAAGTGTACTAAGATTAGCACAACTTTTATCTTATAATCCAACAAGAAATAAATCTGCTAACGGATTGTTAAAAATTGTTAGTGTTAGCACTACAGAAAATGTTAGTGATTCAAACGGATTTAACCTAAGTAATAGAACCATAAGCTGGAACGATACTGTAAACCCAGATTGGTTTGAGCAATACGTTAAGGTTATTAATGCAGCATTGCCAATACAAAATTCGTTTGGAAGACCTGTGAAATTTGAAACAGTTGGTGGAATACCAACAGAGCAATACAGATTTTCGTCATCGTCAACAGGCATTCCGGTGTATGCTTTTTCTAAACCTATTAATAATCAAAGCTTTGATTTTGAAGTAGTTAGTTCTACAATATCAGACGGCGAAATAATGGAAGAACCGCCTTTGCCTAATAATCAACTTTCGTTTTTATATAGAGATAACGGACAAGGTGCTGGCAGCAATTCAACAGGCTTTTTTATGCACTTTAGACAAGGTTCATTAAAAAGAAATGACTTGTTAGTAGACTTTCCAACTCCTAATCAAAAAATCGATGTTGATGTACAAAATATAAATGATACAGATGTTTGGTTATACAGTCTTGACAGTTCAAATAACGAGTTTGAACTATGGACAAAAGTTTCTGCTGTTGAAGGAAATAACATTGTTTATAATAGTTTAAACAAACAAATAAAAAATATCTATAGTGTATTAACTAGAGTAGACGATAGAGTAAGTCTTATTTTTTCTGATGGTGTATTTGGTAATCTTCCTAAAGGAAAATTTAGAGTATACTATAGAACAAGTGCAAACAAAGATTATACAATACTTCCAGCAAGTATAAAAAACGTTGCAGTAAGAATTCCTTATATAAGTAAAATTGGAAGAAAAGAAACAATTACTTGCACACTTGAACTTAAAACAGCAGTAGATAATGCAAGTAGTACTGAAACTATTGAAAGTATTAAAACGAATGCACCGGCTACTTATTATACTCAAAATCGTCTAATAACAGCAGAAGATTATAATATAGGTCCATTAGGCATAAGTCAAGATATTATTAAGGTTAAAGCAGTTAACAGAACATCAAGCGGCATTAGTAGATATTACGACTTAATAGATGCAACCGGAAAATATAGTAAAACCAATTTATTTGGAACCGACGGCATATTATACACAGAATATAAAGATAAAAAAGATAATTTTACATTTGTTACTCGAACTGACATCGAAAGTATAATTGAAAATAAAATTACAGATATACTTAACGAAACAAACGTAAATAGTTTTTATTTAAAAGAGTTTCCTGATCAAAACTATGTTGAATTAGACTTAAAGTGGAAACTTGTAACATCTGACACAAATAGATCAACTGGTTATTTTTCTGATGTAAACTTGATAAAGTATCAAGTAGGCAGTTTTACCGAAGGTCCTCTAAGATTTATCGAAGCCGGCGCAATGATTAAGTTTGTTCCTGCAAGTGGTTACTACTTTTTACCCGACGGAACAGTAACTACTAATGCTAATGCAAAAAATGCAACTTCCTATAAGTGGGTTAAAGTAGTAAGTGTAACCGGTGATGGAACAACAGTTACATCGTCGGGACTTGGGCCTATAATTTTTAATGATATTGTTCCTAATAACTCTGTCTTAACATTAGTTAAACCAAAGTTTGTTAAAGAAATATCTGATGATGTAAAAGTTTCTATAGTTGATCAAATTTTCTCTTATAGAACCTTTGGACTAAGATATGACAGAGAAACAAGAAGCTGGGAAGTAATTACTCAAGATAACTTAAATGTTCTTGACGATTTCAATCTAGGTTTAGCAGGCGACGAAACAGGACAATCGCTAGATAGCAGTTGGATAGTTCTTTTTGAAACAACAGGTTCTGCATATGAAGTAACATACAGAACATTGAGATACGTGTTCGAAAGTAACAACGAAATAAGATTTTATTTTGATAATAATAAAAAAATATTTGATAGCAAGTCTGGTAAAATTATTAAAGATAGAATTACTATACTTAATATTAATAACGACATAAACACTGGAAATGGGACTTCTCCTTTTACAAGAGACTTCGACTGGGAAATTTCGGGAGTTTATAGAGACGGCGACGGATACGTAGATAGTAAGAAGGTTGAAGTAACCTTCTTTGATAGTGACGACGACGGCGTCATTGACGATCCACAAATTTTTACGGAAATTGTTAATCAAACAAATTATATTTTTAATAAAAAAGTTATCATAAACAACAACGAATTTATTGTTTTTGTTGATGCATCGAGCGAAAATATAATAACAGTTGCTAGAAAAACTGATATAAACATGTTAGTTGAAAATAATCCTATCTATTATGTTATTAACGAAGATCGTTTTTACCAATTAACAACGGCATCAAGAACATTAACAGTAGTCTACGACTATTACGCTTATATTGGAAGACCTGAGTTGAAGTTTCAATATATTCATGCTAGTGATGAAAACAACAGAATAGATCCTAGCTCTTCTAATATAATTGACACATTTATATTAACTAGACAATATGATAGTAATTTTAGACAATGGCTTTCAGGAACATCAAGTGTAATGCCAAATCCTCCAAGTAGTGATCAACTTTATAGATCATACAGTTCGGAAATTAATGCTATAAAATCTATAAGTGACGAAATAATTTATCATCCTGTTAGGTACAAAGTACTGTTCGGTAGTAAAAGTGATACAAACATGCAA